GTCTTTCAGCACGCCCGGATGTTCCAAGACGCCGGCCGGCTGCGCACCGTTCTTGAAGAAGGCGCTGCCGTATTTCTCCACAGCCAGCGTCGTGCCGAGCGCGTTCTTCATCATGGCGATAGGCGAGAAGCCTACCAGACCATTAAAGCCAAGGCCAGGAATATGAAGGATCTCGTCACGCTGAAAGATGATATCCTTGTTATGCTCACCGGGAACTTCATCCGTATAGGCATGGTAGGTATAGAACAGATCCCCGTTCTCCGCCCTGTCTATCTCCACGTTCTCCGGGAGCAGAGGATACAGCCCCAGGATGCCGTTCTTTCCGTCCCGCACGATCTGTGCGTAGGCATTACCCCACAAAAGCAGGTGCATCATCATGGCTTCCCGGAAGGAGAAGCTGGTCATCTCCGGATTCGCCTGCCGGTAAAGGATCTTATACAGGGGATGCTCTGTCGCACGCTCCTTCCCGGCTCCCGTGTCGGTAAACTTGTAAAGGTGCAGCGGCAGGCTTGCCACTGTCTCCGCAAGCAGACGCACACAGGCATAGACCGTGGAGATCTGCAAGGCAGATTTCTCGTTCACCAGCTCCCCGCTGTTTGTCATGCCGAAAACAAAAACACCGCCCGAATCCCGGACGTTGTCTTCGATCTGTGGAAGCTCCGTATCAGGAGCGTCCCTCGGTTTTGTGAAGCCAAACCATTCTCTCCAGCTCATTTACTCCTCCTTCAGTTTTGCAAGCTCCCGGCTGCATGCCGCAAGGCACACCCGGAAGATGTTATCCCTGTCCTCTTTGTTCAGGATGTCGTTTTTTACAAGCTCCGTGATCCGCTCGATGAGATCACGTTTCTCTGCCATCGTTAAATCCATATCCCCTATCACCCTTTTCAGCAAGTTTAACTTGACACCGCATATGACACCATTTATACTGTTGGTGAGGAGGTGTCTAATGTCTCAATTTGATAAATTGCTCCAGCGCATCCGGTCACTTGACAAGAACATGCGCTTTGACGAGCTTAAGAAAGTCCTTGAGCATTACGGCTATACTATGAGCGGACCCGCCAGCGGCAGCAGCCACAAGACATTCCGCAAAGCCGGATGCTATCCCATAACCATCCCTCAGCACGAACCAATCAAAAAGACTTATGTCGAGATGGTTCGTGACGTCGTAGAAAGTGAGGAAAATTATGAAGAAGACAATTGATTATTACCTGACCCTTCCTTATCGCATGGAACTCATTCCTGATGCGGAAGAAGGCGGCTTCACTGTATGGTTTCCTGATCTTCCCGGATGCCTTACCTGTTCTGATACAGCAGAAGGTGCAATCGCAAGTGCTCAGGACGCAAAAGCAGTATGGATCAAAGCAGCTTTAGAGGATGGTCTTGAAATCCCGGTCCCTTCTGATGAGCCTGATCTCTCTGAATTCTCCGGACAGTTCAAACTCCGGATGCCGAAGAGCCTGCACCGCTCCCTTTCCGTTAACGCAAAGAAAGAGGGCATCAGCATGAATCAATACTGTATCTACCTTCTTTCCAAGAATGATGCCGCTCATCAGGCGAGTTCACCTGTATAACCCTTATCCCGCCCGGCAATCCAGCTGAGCGGGATTTTTCATTCAAAAGACCCACAGCCCGTGTTCGGGATCATCGTACACACTGCCCTGCTGTTCATGACGGATCGCACGGTCAAGCCCCATGATCCAGGCAACGATGCCGTCAATCTTCTCCGTGGATTTCTTCTTGCTGGGCTTGATGTTCTCTGCCGCATCAATCTCCGCCACCACATTTCCCGCCATCCATCGGAGGACGGGATTGCCGCCGTGGATGATCTTCCCCTCCAGGAGCAGCTTGTACAGTTCCTTCATGCCGGGAGACATATCCTTGAAGCCCATGCCGATAGGAACCATCGTGAAACCGTCCCCTTCCAGGTCTGTGATCAGCTGAGTAGCATTCCACCTATCGACTCCGATCTCCTTGATATTGAAAACAGTGTGCAGGTCGTTGATGGTCTTCCTGACAAAGTTGTAATCGACCACGTTGCCCTCGGTCACATGGAACAGCCCCATCTTCTCCCAGACATCATAGGGAACATGATCCCTGCGGACACGAAGGTCGAGCGTTTCTCTCGGAAGCCAGAAGTGCGGCACCACGATGTATTTCTCCGTTTCATTCCTCGGTGGGAAGACCATTACGAATGCCGTGATATCTGATGTGCTGGATAAATCCAGTCCGCAGTAGCACTCGCGGCCTTTCAGCATATCGAGGTCAATCGGGATGTTCCCCTTGTCGTAGATGTGTTCCGGTATCCAGGCGACCGCGCTTCCGACCCACTGGTCAAGGCGGAGCTGGCGGAAGACGTTCTCCTCCGCGGGATTGGTCAGCGCCTCCCTGTGGGCATCGCGCACACGGTCGATCTGAATGGTGTATCCCAGTGAGGGATTCGCCTTGTACCAAGCTTTCTCATCGTTCCAGTCCTCCCCGTCCTCCAATCCGTAAATGACCGGGTAGAAGGAAGGATCGATGCGTTTGCCGTCCAGGATGTCCTTTGCCTTGGTATGGTACTCGTAGCAGATGCTGTTCCGATCCGTTCCCGCCGTTGTGATCAGGAAGAACAGCGGCTGTGTTCTGGCATCGCCGGAGCCCTTGGTCAGCACGTCCACAAGGCTGCGGTTGGGCTGGGCATGAAGCTCATCCAGCACAAGCCCGGAAACGTTCAGGCCGTGCTTGGTCCCGACCTCTGCCGAAAGCACCTGATAGAAGCCGACGTTGGAGTAATTCACCAGACGTTTTGTCGCCGCCATGATCTTGGAGCGTTTCAGAAGCGCCGGGGTCATCTCCACCATGCGCTTTGCCACATCGAACACAATAGAAGCCTGCTGCCGATCCGCTGCTGCGCCGTAGACTTCCGCAGACGGCTCTCCGTCCGCGTAAAGGAGATACAGCGCCACCGCAGCGGCAAGCTCACTCTTCCCGTTCTTCTTTGGGATCTCCACATAGGCTGTACGAAACTGCCTCGTGCCGTCCTCCTTCACGATACCGAATACATCCCGTATGATCTGTTCCTGCCAGGGAAGCAGCCAGAACGGTTTCCCGCTCCAGCGGCCCTTGGTATGACAGAGATTTTCGATGAACCGTACAGCACGGTCCGCCAGTGCCTCATCGTAGTGGGAATCCGCCAGCATAAAACGGGTTGGCTTGTAGTTTTTCAAAGTTGGATATTCTGCAGGTCTGCTCTTTTTCGCCGCCATCAGTTCCCTCCCAGCAGATCTTCCATATCATCACCCGGCCCAGCGCTTTCACCGGCACCGGCAATGATCCTGGATCTGGAGGACGGCGTCAGGCCGAACTGCTCCGCGATCTTGTTCATGATTTTTAGATAGGTCTGCGCAATGGAGACCTGCGGCACCTGCTGCCAGTAGCCCGAAGGCGTCTTCACAATCGTGCCGTGCTGCGTGATAAACTCCTCCGCTTCTTTCCATCTGGCGTAGGCCTGACAGTAGGATGCAAACGCAGCCTGGTCGACCTCGGTCAGCACACCGATCTGCTCCAGCTGTTTGGATAGCCGCCGCCATTCCTTCTTTGCTTCCGGCTCCAGCCACTTCGGACACGGAGGCGCTTTTTTCTCCGGCTTTGGCTCGGCTTCATTGATCTTGCGCTTTCCCGGATTGCCTTCCAGTTCCTTGATCGCGGTCGGCGTCGGTTTTCTCCCTCTGGTCGCCATCTGGCATCCCTCCTCTCCTTCAAAATCTGCAAAAGAAAAGAGCCTGCGGATCATTCCGTAGACTCTGCTTAGTGTCTTCCCTGTATCTTGCTTTATTGTTTCATCGCCCATGCCATCGCATGGCCGTCATCTTCAAATTCAGTGTTGCTGACTGCCCTCAGCCCGATGGTTCCTTCGCAGCTCATGTCGTCATCCAGGTGTTCGTAAACCGCTCCGAAGTAGGAGGGCTTGCCCTTTCCGCTAAAGTAATATCCGGCAAGGAGAACCTTGTCTCCAAAGTTCAGAACCTTGCTCCAGCGGCATTCGAGGTCTTCCGGGGTGGTGGGGTTCGGCAGTCTGTAGGTTTTCATCGCTTCGTTGATCGTCATGGTTGTTTCCTCCGTTTTCGTGGTCGTTTGCCTTTTGGCATGTACATATATCACTCTACTCGGAGG